ATCAACACCCGCTCGACCGTCAAGGACGCCAAGGGTCTGATCAGCAAGATCGAGATGAAGCCGGTGGACCATTACGGCCAGATGTACCGGATGGTTACGACCGACGAGAACGGCGACGAGGGTCCCTACAAGGGTCTGAAGTACGTCTCGGCTGGATACGTCGAGGACGAGCGGCACTTCGCCCGCGCCAAGGAGCTGTACGCGAAGTTCGACAGCCTCGACTGGAAGGGCAACGACGAATCCGACGAGGCCACGACGTCGGGTGCGGGCAAGACCGCAGGGGCGACCGAAAGCAACAAGTTCTGAACCAGCACACTCCGGGTCGAATGATAGGCAAGGAGGGCGCGCTCTAGCGCCATAGGTTCAGGGGGTCCGGTATTGGCGCTAGTCGCATCTCTTGCCGGACCCCACTTTTCGGAGGTTATTGTGGAAATCAAAACGTCAATCATCAACCCCGAACTCGGGCTGCGCATCGTGCGGGAATCCCCGCTGATGGCGTTCGACACGGAAACAAAGGGTCTGACCATCCATGACGAAATCTGTGGATGGGTTTTCACAGACCGCGAGTTTTCGGTGTATATCCCGGTTCGACACGAGGCAGGAGGGAACATCCCCAATGCCGAGGAATATGAACAAGAGGTCGGTCGCGCGTTTGCTGATCGCGAGCGCCTTGGCTATCGCACTGTTGGTCATCATCTGGGATTCGATCTGCGTGCTGCGCTTCGGCAGGGCGTGTCCATCCGTGGTGTTCTCGAAGACACAATGATCAACGAAAGCTTGATCAAGGACACAACTGATGGCTACAGTCTGTTCGACCTTGGCGCACGCCGAAAAGTGGCCCACAACAAAAAGGGCGACGAGATGTACGCCGCCATTGCCGAGCGGTTCGGCGGGCTGCCCGACAAGAAGCAGATGGATAAATTCTGGCGGATGCCGGGTGACCATCCTGTCGTGCTCGATTACGCGACGGGCGACGGCGTTACGACGCTCGAAGTGTGGGAGAGCCAGCAGGCCGAACTCGATGAGTATCGGCTGCGTGTTCCGTGGCAGCTAGAGTGCGACCTACTGCACTACTTCGCCCGCATGCACCATCGCGGAATGCTGGTGGACCCCAAATACGCCGCCAACATTGGCGGGGAGTTGAAGGAAGCCGCCGAAAAGGCGAAACTCAAATTCACCCCCGGTTTCAACGTCCGGTCGCCTAAGGAGGTGGAGGCCCTCTACCGCGCCAACGGCTACACCGATGACGATTTCTCGAAGACGGACAAGGGCAAGCCGTCCTTTAAGGAGAAGTTCCTTGAAAAGAATGAGATTGGCAAGAGTATCCTACAGGTCCGACGCCTCGAGAAGGCCAACGATTCATTCGTGGTCCCGCTCGTCGCCACCCACAACAAGGCGGGCCGTGTTCATCCTGTTTTGCACCAATCTAAAAGCGACGATTACGGCGTCGCGGGCGCGCGAGTATCCTGCTCGGACCCCAATCTTCAAGCGTATCCGAAGCGAAATTACGAGATCGGCAAGGTTGTTCGCCCCCTGATTGTCCCGGATCAGGGGATGGTCATCGAAGAAGCGGACGCGATGCAGCAGGAGCCGCGTTTCTTCACCCACTATTCCGAGGAGCCCGCGCTGATCGAGGGCTATCGGGCAGGCACCATCGACATTCACGACGTCGCCTCCGAACGTCTACACAAGCACCGCGACGACGCCAAGCGCCTTGGCCTAGGCATGTTGACGATGATGTCCCCCAAGACGCTCGCGATGCACATGGACTACTCCGTCGAAGAGGCCACCCGCGATCACCGGGCATTCTTGGACGACGCGTTCCCGTTCATCAAGAAGTTCCAGAAGGACGCCATTTCGGTGTTTCGTAATCGGGGCTATGTCAAGTCGATCCTCGGGCGCGTTGCTTGGTGTGAGGACCCGCGATTTGCCTACCAAGCGGTGTCGCGCATCATCCAGAACAGCGGCGGCGACCATATCAAGACATGCTTGCTGCGGGCGTTCCAGTATGAAGACGCCTACTCGCACGTGTTCCAGATGTTGCTGTCGATCCACGACTCCCTCATGTGGCAGCGCGACCCGGCGCACTCGCCCCGCGAAATCATCCGGCTGGTCGAGAACGTACCGCACGAGCCGCAGTTCAGTCTGGTGGTTCCGATCCCGTTCGAACTAGGCTCCGGTCTCAATTGGGCCGAGGCGTCGTACGGCCCGAAGCTCAAAGGCAAGAAAGGATGGGCAGATGGCGTGGCGTAAGGGCGACGAGGTCATCGAAATCGAGGCCCGAATGGTAGGCCCTAAAACAGCGAAAGCGTGGCTGATCGACCTCGACGGTCGCGAACTGTGGCTTCCGAAATCACAGGCGGTCAATTGGGTCGGCCCGTACGGCGACGACATGGACCTCTACACATTTGAAGTCACTGATTGGTGGGCCGGGAAAAATGGCATCAGCTAAGAAGCTCGAATCCGACTACAAGGCCGAGATGGTCAAGGCAATCAACGACGCGGGCGGTTATGCGACCCGCGTCGAGGACCAATACCGCGTCGGGCTTCTGGACTTGATCTTTTCGATGCCCTCGACCGGAATCGTGCTCGCCGAAGCAAAGCGGTTTACCGGTCTGTGTTTCGAGCCTCGGGCGCGGCAGTTTATCGAGATGTGCCGCGTCGACAAGGGAGGGGGTCTTGCTCTCCTGATCGGTGTCAAGAATGAGGTTCATTACCTCCACGGCACAAACCTACTTGACCCGCAGCGCGGGAGGGTGTATACTAAAGACTGCATCGTGCAGCGGGACGGCGAGACTTTCCCGGAACTATTCCAACGTTGGTACAAACTAGGGAGTTACCAAAATGGCAAATGACAGCGACCACCGAAAAGTGGCCAGCCACGTGTTGCACACTGCCCACAAGGTCGTAACGACTGAGCGGGGCAATCAACACGGCGGCGCAGAGGACAGCTTCCAGATGATCGCAGACCTCTGGATGGTGTACCTGAACAACACGAATCGTGGGTCGTGTAGTTCTCTTGGTATTGTAATCACGCCGAAAGACGTGGCCATGATGATGGACCTACTCAAGACCGCTCGTCATGTCCATGGCGATCCAATGAACGATGACAATTTCATCGACAAGGCGGGGTATACCGGGTTGGCGGCTGCTTTGGCAGGCATTCTGGTGCCCACGGAGGCCCCGGCGTCGACCAAACCTGCGGCCCAGCCGGTGGCGGAACATGACGCCGAGGCGGCTGCCACTCGCGCCATCGCCAAGGCGTTTGCGCATGAAATTGTCACCAAGCACACCGAAATCCATGGACAGGATAAGAAGTAATGTCACTTTTCAGCAATCACGGTGTCCACGCTGTCGTGGACGGTCAATTCGGCTCCACTGGCAAGGGCGTCCTTGCCGCGTGGCTCGCTCGCGAAGCAGTCCGATCCGGTCATGAATTTCGCATCTGCGTCAGCAACGCCGGTCCGAACTCGGGCCACACATTCTACCACGAGGGCGAAAAACACGTCCTCAAACAGCTCCCTACTTTCGCTGTTGCGACCAATCTGCTCGGAGGCAACGTTCCGGTTCAGCTTTCGGCGGGGGCGATGATTGACCCGGAAATCCTCTGCGCCGAGGCTATCAAGTATCCGGACGTCGAAATCTGGGTGCACCCCCAAGCGGCTGTGATCGACAGCGAGGACAAGCAGGCCGAGCATCAGGGCAGCATCGCCGCCGTCGCCGGAACTCGCTCTGGTACCGGGGCCGCTCTGGCGCGCAAGGTGGCTCGCGACCCGCGCGTAGTGTTCAAGGCACTGTGGGGTGATCAACATTTCCCGCCGAACGTCCACATAGGGGACGTGCTCGTGTTTGCGGGTATCGACCCGTTCGAAGAGCGCATATTCATGGAAGTGTCGCAAGGGTTCTCGCTCGGGATCAATAGTAACTTCTACCCGAAGGTCACGAGTCGCGAATGCACCGTGATGCAGGGCCTCGCCGATGCCCGCCTCCCGGCTCGCTCGGTCGAGAAAGTATACCTATCGATGCGGACCTTCCCGATCCGGGTCGGCAACGTCGATGATTTCTCGTCGGGCGACTCCTACCCCGACCAAGAAGAGACGTCGTGGGAGGCGATCGGGCAGACCCCGGAGCTTACCACGGTGACGCAACGCGTGCGCCGCGTCTTCACGTTCTCGGAAATCCAAGCGGCGGAGGCGATCCGGGCCAACGATCCCGACTTCATCTTCATCAATTTCATGAACTACCTCGATGAAGAGGGGCAAGCCGACATGCTGGCAA